CCACCCCATCGCAGGATCGCATCGTCCAGCGGTACTTTTGCCCCCTGTGAGCCGTAGATGGCAGAGACGAGCTGGGCGGCCTGAATGTCGCCACGGATATCGCCAACCGGACTTTGCCTGTCGTACTCAATCCACATTAGAAGCTCGCTTGCCGTCATATTCTGCCGAAGCTCTGAGAGCGTGCGCCCCATCCGGAGCGCAAGCGACATCAGAAACTTTACGCCGGGGGTTGAGACTTTTCCCGCGCTTCGTCCGCATTGTTGATCAGGTCAAGCGCCTGTTTGAGCAGGCGTGAATGGACGGGGCCGTAGATTTCACGCACCTGCTCTTCTTCGTCTACGCTGAATACCGGTTGCTTATCGGTGTCGCACAGGACGTCAATGAAGAGCACCACGTCAGCGCAAAGATTACGGTGTGCCTTTTCCGATACCGACACATTTTCATCATCAGCACCCGTTTTCACCACTTCCTGCCAGCGCAGCCAGGCTTCGCCTGACGGCTCACGGAGAACCACTTTGACGCCCTCCCACTCAGGAACGGCGACCGTCTTATGACGAAAGCCCGACATCTTAGCCAGGGCGAGATTTTTAATATTCTTCATGCGACCTCTCAGGAGCCAGACTCGATGTTTTCAGGCTTACCTTTCAGGCGCAGGGAGAACGTTGCCGCCACTACGCCGTTGGTACCGGAAGACCAGGTGTGCTGGCGGATTTCAGCCAGGAACTTAAAGCCCTTGCCGGACGGGAAGATAACCTGGAAAGCGTAGGTCGTATCGTTGTCATACGCCTCACGCAAGGCGTCCTGTGCCGGATTCTTGTAGAAGTTGCCGGACAGAGAGATTTCTGACGGAGAAGGCAGGCCGTTGATGTTCTCCTGCTCGGTAGAGCAAAGTGTTGTTACGTCGATATCCTGCTTCTGACCACCGGTGAACTGAATTTCTTTGATGGTGCAACTCAGATCGAGGAAGGTTGCGGTATCCATCGTTTCTTTGGTGGCTGGCAGGGAGGAAATAAGGATCTTCGTCAGCTGCGATTTTTCATAAAGTGCAGACATAGTTGTCTCCATAAAAGTAAAAACCCGCCGAAGCGGGAGGGGGGTGTCTTTCTGAAAAGAAATTACTAAGTAAATCAATCATGCCTGGAATGCTGAGATTGTCAGCAACAAAGACCATTTCTCGAGTTTAATTGATGCCTGGTAAGTACATCTGTACTTCATCAACCACCCGCTCCCGCGCAGAAAGGAGGATTTTCTTTCTGCCGCCGACACCCCACTTCGCCATCTGGCTGGCGCACTGGCTTATCGCTTTAGTCTCAGTATTAATGATGTGATCTAATTTATTCAGGCGTGACATGGCACTGATGCCGAGGCGAACCACTGTTCTGAACACCTCATATACTTCAATCTCAAACTCAGGCTTAATCCAGGCTGCGTAGCGAATGGCCAGTAGCTCAACGCCCCACACTCCAGGTTCATCACCACCATTAACAACTCTAAGTGGTTGAATTTGTTCCAGAGTGCTTTTTTGCACTTTGGATTTAAGTGCCTTGATAAATCGCTTTACCTGAGCGCTACGTAAAAACTGACTTGGACGCTGCTGCTCTGTAGCCTCTCCGTTTGCGACCGCCGCAGCATGGAGATCATTGAGGTTATAGCGTCCCTCGTCATCAACGCGAACGGAAACGCCGTTTACTGATACGGTTGGATATTTCATGAGATTTACCTATAGAAAGTGAGCCTGTCACACAGAGTCAGCAGCCCCGGAGTACAACTGACTCTCAGGCTCGCTTTCTGTAGGCTCCAGGATTATAACGTGCGCGTGTGAAGCGCGGTGTCAGAGGTAATAAAAAACCCGCCGGAGCGGGTTGTTCAGGGTTGGTTAACGTTTCAGGATGTGATCCGAAAATCGATCGTGGCGCGGTAAAGCCGGAAATCGGGTTCATAGCCTTGAATTTTCGTTATCTCAGTCGGAGCCAGGGACTTAACGGCCTCCAGCGCATGATCGCGAATGGATCTGGCTTCCTTAATGGTCAGTGAGTAAACATCGATCTGCACTGATGTGCTGGATTCCGCCTGGCCACACAGTACGTCAGCGGAAACATCATCGACGATGGAAAAGATAATCCAGGGTGGCGAGACAGACGGTTTCCCGTCACTACCTAATGGCGCAACATAGGGATATACCCGTCCTTCTGCCAGGGGAGAAAGCAAGGCGTAGATATTATCTTCATTCACTTGCTCAATACCTCATCAATAGCCTGATTCATCCTGGCAATGGCGACGCTGGCGGCCTCTTCCTCGCGAGTATCGTAAGCGGGTCGTACAAACGGATGCGCAGGCATGTTGGCTTTTCCCAGTTCAACGAATCGCCAGTAAAAGGCGTTTCTCGGGTTATTCGCCTTCATCGTGTTATCGCTGTTGCCGGTTCGCGGGTTAACGCCACGAATATGGACGCCGGAAGAAATTTCCCCGCGGCGGCGGCTTTTTTGGGTCACCACCACCACGTTTTTTTTCAGTTTTCCGGTGCGTACCGGTGCACGTGCGATCACTTCGTCCTTAAGCACCTCCGCACCGGCGCGCGTGGCATCACGAAGAACCTTATTGTTTTCAGCGCGGCTAAGCGCCTCCAGATCCTTTGCGATGTCATTCAGGCCGGAAAAATCGAGGCTCGTCTCAATCATTTTTCGATCCCCTGCTTACAAAGAATTTCGAGCTGAATACCACGAGAATCAGGGATTGGCGGACCAATGATATTTAAAATGACACCCTTGAACGGGCCAGTCACAACCCTGAGTCTTGACGCAGCAGTTATATCGTTACGAAATCGAGTCCATACCCTGATAGTGGCTACAGCCGTTTCTGCACCTGCCGCTACAAGCTCACGCCCGCTGATACCTTTAACTTCTGCCCATGTAGTCGCGCCGTCATGCCATGTTTCAACAGGCTGACCAGAAGGGTCTCTGGATGTTGTGATGTTCTGAATTACCACCCTGTCTCTCAGTCTTCCGGCCTGCATACCCCCTCCTACAATCCATAAATACGGTATGGCTGCAATAGCGCTTCCACAGCAAAAGGTACGGCTGAAGTTATGTTCCCGATGTTTACCGCTTCCCTGTTTGCATACCAGTGACCGATAAGCAGTAGCATGGCTGCCTTCACATCATCATTGAGCAGTATCGGGTCCGGGTCGTCAGCGTAGCCAGGGCTGCTTTCCTTTTCATAGAGCGTTCGGCGTGTCCATGTCTGGACGTACCGGGCCGCCGCACCTGTGTAAATCTCCAGCAGAGCATCATCACCCGTAAAGTCGGTATCAATGCGGCAATGCTGTTTCACCACATTCTGATCAAGCATTTGTTTGCCCCGAAAAAAAGCGGCCCGAAGGCCGCAATAGTTATCAGCTACCCGCGCCGGTGCTGAATGAACCGTAAACGAACGCCTCAGGGCGTTTCACAGCCAGCGCCAGACGTTCTTCGCAGCGAATGGAGATCATGTTTTTCTCGAAGTCGTCGGCGTTTTCGGTGGAGATAACCACGTTGGCATCTTCACGATCGAACAGTTGAGCTGCGGCATTGAATGCGCCTGTCAGGAATTTGCCCTGGAAAGCTGCTGCCTCAGTTGCTACCACCGGAAGCCCCCAAAGCGTAGGGCCAGTCAGAGATGCCGGGTTAGCCAGGATATAGCGGCCCAGACTGTCTTTCGTGAGCTCAATTTTCGCCCAGTCGATGAAGTGCAGAACGTGGCCAGATGCAGGGAAACGAGCCAGTTGAGCCTGAAGCATTGCCAGGCGCAGATCATCAATCCCGTTCTGGCTCTCAACAGAAAATGCCGGGTCGAATGCTGAGGCCTGAGGAACGATGCCGTGCAGGTGCACACCAGTTCCGTCGCCGAACAAGATTTCCTGTTCCTCAACATATTTCAGGCCGTAACGCATCTCAGCGTCAACCGTAGACTGGAGTTGAGCGAAATCGTCAAGGATCTGCTTGGATGCCTTAAACATGTGCGCGATGGTTGTCACCGGCGTGATTTTAGTTGCGAATTCAATATCGCTGTAAGGTTTGGCAGTCCCCTCTGCAACGACTTTCGCTGCATTGGTAAAGCCCGTTTGCTGCACCCAGAAAATAGCCGGTGAAGATGTGCGGCCAGGCGCAATCAGATCACGAATGAAGAGACGCTGTTTTGGTGCAGTGTCGATGCCAGGCAGTCGCTGTGGTTCAACCACGCCATCTGCAACATCTGTAGAAAGCAAGGCCGCGTGAACTGGGACGCTTACGCGCTTATTGCCTTCAACGCTCGCGGCAAAGGCCTTCAACGCCTCGCTGTTAATCACCACCTGTCCAACAGTTTCGGTAACTTTAGCAGCGTTGTTCAATGGCATTTGGGCAACATGCTGTTCCAGCTCACCAAGGCTGGCCTTAAGGGTTTTTTCAGCTTCCTTAAGAGCGTTGAGCTCTGTCGCCATTTTATCTACAACATCTTTGGTCTGAGCTGAGAGCTGACCATTCTTTTTCGCTTCGGTCAGTGCCTCTTCTGCTTTCGCGTTGAATTTGCCGGTTGCATCTTCAATGGTGGCAGTGACTTTTTTCAGAATTTCGTTTACTTCAGACATAAAGGGTCCTTATTTGACTAACGCCGCAAGAGCGCTTTCAAGTGAATTGAGGGTTTCAGGTTTGATATCTTCGGCAGCGCCCGGCGTACCGTCGTTGGTGGTGACAGCGCCAGGCATGCCACCGGATAAGGCTTTAATGAGTTTTCTGCGCTCAGAGCGCGGGGTGTTGGTTTTAGCCAGCAGCGCATCAAGTTTGCGAAGCGCGGCCGCGGGTGATTCATCGCCATCACTGACCGCATCCGCAGAAAGCAGGCTGTCTGCCAGCCCCTTCGCCACAGCGTCACTGCCACCGATATAACTCTCGGCATCCATCAGTTTCTGAACAGCTGCCATATCAAGGCCGGAACGCGCCGCGTAGATGTCTGCCATAGCGTTATCGAAGGGCTCCAGAGACTGTGCCAGTTCCTCAAAGTCATGGCGGTTACCCATCGCGTAGACCCAGCAGTTGTGGATCATCAGGAAGGCACCACGACCGATCTGAATATCATCCCCGGCCATCGCAATGACTGAGGCGGCGCTGGCGGCAATACCGAGCACCTTCACCGTCACACGGCCTTCGTATTCTCGCAAAAGGTTGTAGATTGCCAGGCCTTCGAACATGTCACCGCCAGGGGAGTTGATATTGACCGTGACGTCGGCGCCATTCATCGCCCGTAGTGCACCGGCGATACGTTTGGCTGTTACGCCTTCACCCCAGTAGTCCTGCCCGATCACATCAAAAACAGAAATACTGTTGTCGTCGGTGGCCGCAGCTTTGATCCCGCCGTCCCAGCGGTCCAGTGCGGACGGTAATGTTTCACAGGTAACGCGCGCGCAGGGGCGACCCGCCGGTGCTACCGGAAGTTGTTTTTTGCTCATCAGGAAAGTGCTCCTAAGCGGCCTGTTTCAGCGGAGATTGTTCAAAGGAAATGTCAGGGAATATGTGGTTATGCAGTTCTCTCAGGGCCAGAGCCTGAACAGCAGGATTGCTGCTTTCGAGATTTTTCAGTTGCGTCAGGTTGAGCTGAACAGTGTAAATGTCACCCCCTTCAATCGGTGGCATATTCTCAAGACGGCGCACGTCATTGCGGGACATCCACCCATTCTGGAGCGCGCTGGTATAGTAAGCAGCACGGCCCGCGCTGTCGGCGCGCAGCAGTCCTTCTACGGAGAACTCCGCGAACACCTCATCATCGCTGTCCAGGAGGCACCGTCCTATTTCCTGTTCTATGTTCACCAACAGAGGTCGCAGGGTATGTGTCAGGAACTGGAGGTTCATGCCCTCCAGACTGGATGCCCAGCTGCTTTGCTTCGTGGTGTGACCGACCATGAAAGGCGGAACGCGAAACCAGCGACAGATTTCCTCAATACTGAAAGAGCGGCTTTCCAGCATCTGGGCGTCTTCGGGATTCATGGTGACGCCCTGGTACTTCAATCCGCCTTCAAGCACCATGATTTTCCCGGCGTTTTTTGAACCGGTAAATGCAGCCATGTAGCTGCGAAGTCTTTCACGTTGTTCGTCAGACAGCGCATTCTCAGCGGAGAGAAAACCTGAACTCTGAAGCCCCTGTTCAAATATCTTCGCAGCAGACTCCTCAACCGCCATTGCAGAACCGATCACATCCCGGCCTGTTTTCATCGGCATCATGCCGCAAACGCCGTCAAGACCGAACCCGCGAATGTGCATGATGTTTTTGACGGGAATGACGCGCTCGTTACCGTTTTCAGTGTATTTGTATTCCAGCGCCCCGGTCACGAGACGTTTAACCACCATGTTCTGCGGCAGCAAAGGCACCAGCGAAACCAGGCGGTTTGCGATGAATTTCTTCTCAATGAAGGCGTTCCCGCGCAGGCAAATACTGGCGACCACCATCAACATAAAGCGTGATGGTGTCATTTCTGAATTGGGTCGGCGGCACAGTATCGAATAGGCCGGATGATCGGTTGCCGCTTTACGCGAACCGTCAGGCTGTCGAACGTATATTTTCAGCGGAAGGGTTGAAATAGACTCGCTTAACAGTCTTACGCATGCCCACACAGCCGATAGCTGGATGGCTTTATCGGCCGTTACCACCTTTCCGCTGCTGCTGGTACCAAACCATTCCTCCCAGAACGTGCCGGTAGTCAGGCTGATAGGCACACCAAGCCAGTTAAGCAGAGCACTTTTAACCCTGCCTGGCCGTTTGTTTTTTTTCATCAGAAACCTACCATGATGGGATTATTGAAGAATCCGGAGAGATCCTGCTGGTCGTTGCCACCGTTAACCAGAACGCGGCTCATTGCTGTGAACAAAGCCGCAGGGCCATCAATTTTGGCCTCTGGTGTGGACTTATTCGGGAAAATGTTCTCGTTCCGGTCAGGTTTGACGGTTACGTTGGACATCATCCAGTTCATCACCGGGTGATCGCTGTGATGGAAGCGGCCACCGTATACCAGCGCTTCGACCTCTTTCATCGCCTCAGAGAAATTGCGAACCGTCTGCGGCACTTCCACCAGCGGCAACCCTTCTTCTGCCAGCGCAAGGCTGAACTGCGTCGCACTCCACGGGTCGAAGCCAATTTCTTTCAGGCTCTCGCCAGCAACCCACAGCTGTAGCTCTTCCTTAATCTGAGCATGGTCGATTACATCACCGTCGGTAAGGATCAGCTTGTCCATCCCGGCCCACTTACGATAGAGCTCTGCCATCTGGCGTGAACATTTCTCAAGGCGTCCTTCCGGTAGCCAGAATTTGAAATCCGCATGAACGTGGCCATCTGGCGCCCGCCAGACTTTCGCGGCCGCACAGATATCAATTTTGTTTGACAGGTCAACGCCCACCCAGGAGGGATAGGTTTTAAGTTCGTGCTGCGGGGCGATAAACTCGCATTTCTCCCATTTCATCATGTCCATCCAGGCTGACTCAGCGGTAACCCAGATATTCATGTGCTTGGTGAAAAAGTTAATTCTGGCCGAAACCTGCTCTTTCGCCTTTTTAGCCAGGCGGCGCAGGTCATCCCAGCGCTTACAGATACCCAGACCCGGATTCGCCTTCTGCCAGACTTTTTCATCAAAGGGATCGTCACCTTCATCTAAGGTGTAGATGATGGCAAAAAACGTATCGTCTTTTACCAGCCCACGCAGCACCTTGATGGCGTAATCACGCAATTCGTAGCAGATGCCTTCTTTGTTGAAACCGGCGGTGGTGATACCGAAAAGCAGCGATTGCAGACGCGCGCCGGTTGCCGTCTCCAGAACGTCCCAGACGTCACGGGTTTTGTGAGCATGCAGCTCGTCGACGATAGCGCAGTGGATGTTCAGACCATCGAGGTTGTTCGCATCTGATGATAATGGCTCGAACTTGGAGGCCGTTTGCTCCTGGTAGATAGCGAGCTTGTTGAATTCGAAGATCCGCCCAAGCGTGGCTTTCGCCTTTTTGACCATATTCTTCGCGTCTTCAAAAACAATTCGTGCCTGGTCACGGGTGGTTGCAGCGGAATAAACCTCCGCACCGCCCTCGCCGTCGGCGCCAGCCATATAAAGCCCCACGCCGGAGCAAAGCGTTGATTTGGCATTTTTACGGGCTACCTCAACATCTGCTGTACGAAAGCGCCGAACCATTACTGGCCGACCGCTGCCGTCATTACGCAGGACGGTTTCTCCCGTTTCTTCGTTAACCAGCGGGATAACGAAACCAAAAATATTAATCAGGATGAAAACGTGCCAGTCCATCAGCTCAATAGGCTGTCCTGCCAGCGCGCCTTTTACGTGAGGCACAAAATTATAGAAATTCAGAATGTGCTGCGCGCGCGGCTCACTGAAGAAAATACCGCGCTCTTCGCCGTGTGCCAGATCGTCAAGGAAACGCTGACAGGCAAGGCGCACATACTCACAGGCAATAATTTCCCCCGCCACCACCCTCTCGGCGTAGCGGATGCCTTCTGCAACCTTAGCCATTAATCCCTCGCTTTCATAAACTCGGCCAGCGGGTCAACCGCATCAGGGCCTTTTGCATTCACTTTCGAGCGACTGGCTGGCGTCATGCCGAACTCACCAAGCATGGCGCGCAGACGTTTCCAGGCATCAGCTTTCATGATGGCGGCGGGATGAGCCTTGATCAGCACATCCCCGCTCTGCGTTTCGGTCCGGTAGGTGTAGCCCTCAACTTCAAGCGTGTCGCAGTGATGCCGGTATTCGGTATAAGCCTCAACCAGCAGCTCAAGGGCTCTGGCGTCCAGCTGAGACATCACACCGATAGCATCAAGCTCGTCGGCCATCCGTTTAAACCAGTATTTCCCCTGCTTGTCGAAATGCTTCGGCGTTGGGGGTACCCCTGAAGGGGGTTTTGGTTCGTTCTCATTGATCGGGCGTTTAGATGGGTTACCCCTCACCAAACGTAGATGGGTCGGGGTTTTCGGTGGTCCAGACATAATCGAAAACTCCTATTAATCATCGAATGGGGGCCCCCATAAAAAAGTTTTCTAACCTGCGGCGATGTGAAAAGAGGTTAGGCGGCGGTCCTTTGGGTTGATTCCCCTGAGGTTTTTACCCGCCCTCCCCCTCGGTCTATTCAAATGATAATTGATGTCATTTGAGTCTTTCGACCGCTGTTTTCGCCCTGTGGCAGGGCTTGCAGAGGCTTTCGAGGTTGGAAAGGTCATCGGTCCCCCCATTTGCTTTGGCGGTGATGTGGTCCACCGTCTCAGCGGGTGTATACCTTCCATTTCGTAGGCATTCCTGACAAAGGTGTTTATCTCTGTCGAGAACGATTGGGCGCAGCCTGTCCCACTT